GTGGAAGAAAAGCCGAGACAATATATACGTAAGGCGTATTAATATATAAGTATATGTAAATGAGCAATCCACTTACACATAGTTCAGCAAAGATATTTTTGAGCACACAAGGTAGTAATTTAGTGTTAAATTCTACCACTATAAACACTGATATTAACTTTTACTTTTCGCCGATGCTATTAGCTAATGCAGACACAAGTCATTTTGTGATTGGATTAGAGCAGGCAAGTATTCCAGTGTCAATAAATATGGTTAATTCAAAGAACAATAGCCTTACGATTAATGGTAACGCATATACTCTGCCCGCAGGTAACTACACGATTGCACAAGTCGTAGTGTTACTAAACGCATATTTCAATACATTCAATGTATCATTCACATATAGTTCAACTACGAACCTGGTAACTACCACAGCAACGGCGGGTTCTTTTACGATTAACTCTACTACGATGGGTAAGAATTTGGGTTTTATTGCAGGTGCGTATTCAAGTCCATATACGAATACGAAAGTGGTAAATCTCACGAGCACATTGGGTATAGTTATTCAGCTGGATAATGTGCAGACGGCGAACAAAGATAATAGTGGTAGTAACGGCGCAACATTGGCACGTATTCCCATCACGTGCACACCTACCAAGATTTTGCAATACTTCAACGCCACGCCATTTTTTAGTCAAATAGCGAACCGAGAACTCACGTATTTACGAGTGCGGTTACTGAACGATGATTACACGCCGTTAGAGCTGGTAGGTAACCCAGACTGGTTTATCGTAATACGTGTAGATTTCAGTGAAAAGAACATACCAACAATGGTAGATAGTTTAATAACAACACAACGGAAAGAAACGGAAAGAGCGTTGTTAGAATTGGCTAATAAATAATTATAATATAAGCCATAATATATAATGGGCATCAAAAGCTTTTTTCGTAATTTAGGTAGGAGCATTAAAAGAGGTTTTAACAATTTCGTTGCAGGAGCGGGTGACGTAGTTGGTAAGGCGGGCACATTTATACAGCAAAAAGCAGTTCCCGCAATTGCAAGCGGAGCTACCAAAGCAGCAGGACTTTTAGATAAGGCGGCACCCGCAGCGGACGCAGCGGGCGTTGGAGCAGAAGCCGCAGAGGCGAGCCAGGTTTTAGGTAAGGTAGGTAACGTGGTTGGTAAGTTCGGCGATTTTATTGGAAGCAACGCTAAACCAGGTAGAGTAGCAAACGCAGCCGAACAGGCCGCTTTTGCACAGTCGCCATTGGGTATGGCATTTAAGCGTTCGCAGACGAAACCGCCACCCGCACCGACGGGTTCCGCACCCAAGCCTAATATGTTGGCAGGATTAGGAGCTATTAAGCCAGGACTAATATCGCCTGCACCATTGGGTAGTAATCCAAATACCTATACGCCCAAGATGTCATCAGGTATTGAGGCACCACCACCTGCAAGTCAGCCCAAAATAGCCGTTATACCAGGTGGCGGAGCAATGTCAAAAATGGTTATGTAATTTAGAATAATATATTATGTAATTGTATAGTATATTAGATGAAAGAAATAAAACACTATCAGGTATCGTTCGCAGGCACAACGCCCGCTGCATCATTTCAATTTCAATTCCCACGCTATTACAAGCAGAAGCCCGAGCATAAGTTCATATTGAGATGTCTTAATCTCACAGATTATCGTGCTGCGAGTTTAGCCGTTAATCCACATTCATACTACGCTACGGGCTTTTTAGGCGATGGCGTGTGCACATATTCAGGCATAGTTGGTGAAGGTATTATAAGCAACGACTACTTTTTAGGCACAACATCGACTAACGGTGCAGAGGCATCAGCACCTACGAACGTTGGAACATCTACTGCACTTTTGCCAACTGACCTAATGTTAAATGACATACCGCCCAACCCATTCACTATTGCATATAGACATACCGCATCGTCATCTTTTGCAACAGGAACGGTGGAACTTTTAGTCGTGTTTGAAATTATTGAATATGACCCATCTCATAGGTGCGGGTGCGGAGATTAAGCAAAAAAATGTCTATACGTATTTTATAATACTTATGGAACCAACCGACGATCGTTTAGCGAATTTAGAAAAGCGGGTAGCCGATTTAGAGGAATTAATAAACCTACTACTCAATTTGAAACAACGTAAGGTAGATTTTAGCAATTTCACGTGTGAGCCATTGAAATTAGGAGCAACTCGTTAAACATTCTTTTCTTTTGGTAGTATATAATGTCAATCATTCCAGTATTGTCAAGAGAACTCGATTTGAGTGAATACAAAGGTATTCAGCCCGCCAAGTCTCGCCGTATTAGCGTTTTTCCAGATAACGCTACCAGTTACACTTCTTCGTCTTCAAACGCCGATATTTTCTTTTCTATACCTGCCGTCCGCAACGGTATGGTGATTACATCGGCAACCCAGTTGGTTTTTGAGGTTACGTGCAACGCTACCTTCGCTACTGACCCAGTTATGTCGCTATCTAACGGTAGCGGTAGCAGTTTGATTCAGGCACTCGAAACTGTGGTGCAAAACCAGTCCGTTGAGAATCTTTTGAACTACAACGTGTATGCAGCACTATTACAAGATTTGCAGCCGTTAGGACGTTCGCAGACTATGGGTAGCATTCTCAATGGTTCTACTACCACACTCAAAGCGGGTATTAAGTTGAACAGCACGACTGGCGTAGATGGCCCAGTTGTTCGTTGCGCAATTCCGCTGCATTCTGCTGTGTTAGGCACTGGCGCACAAAATTTTTGCCCGCTCGTAGATGGTATCAGGCTACGTATGACGATGGCTACCACTGCTGTTGGTATTAAGTTTGATAACTCTACTTCTTACACTGCTGGTTCCACCGTTTATAAGCTATCCAACATTGCACTGCAATTAGAGGTAATGGATTTAGATGCGGGCACTTACTCTGCACTGCTAAACCAGGCAGGTGGAGTATTGAAACAGCATTGCGTGGCTGTCAATAACTTTCAGGCAACTATCGCTGCGTCCAGTTCTGCCAACTCTATTCTCATACCCGCCCGTTACTCGTCTGTTAAGGCGTTGTTGAATACATTCCGTGCATCTGCAAATATCGCTACCCCAGATGTGCAAAATGTGCCTGGTAACAGATGTTTTCCGCAGATTTCCACGTATTTCTACACGGTAGATGGAATGAACGTGCCGTCGGTGCCTATCCGTGTAGCCACGTCTGCATCTTTCGTTTATCCAGGTGAAGTTATGAGTGAAATTATGAAGGTGTTTGCTGCGTCTAATATGAATGCATTTGATGTTGTGTTCAACGCTACTCAATTCGTTGAGGCTACTGGAACTCTGGCTGCTGGAACTGGTTCTTTCTTTTTGGCTACTAATTTTGAGAATGATGCGGCCGCTGGGCAGGCACTCATCAGTGGTAGAGATTTGAATAGTTCTAACGTTTATCTCAACCTTACACAGTATGCATCATCTGTGGCGTGCGTGGTAGATACGTTTGCACTCTATGATGTGGTTATGAGTTACAATATGGCGGACGGTAGCGTGACTATGTCCAAATAAAGAAGAAGACGTATGAAAGACGTAAAGACGTATGAGAAGTATATTTTATATAACTATTTTACAAAGAAAGAAATATATATATATAGATTACAAAATCATACGACTTATACGACTCTACGACTTTTACAAAAATAAAAATATAAGTATAGTATAAATGGAAGACATTGATACTATTCTGGAAAGAATTCGTTTGAATTCTGCTGCACATTCAACCAACCATAAGAAGCGGTATATAACATTAAAGACAAGGTTAAAGTGGTATAGGTTACCCGTTATTATTCTCTCTGCGCTGAACAGTATATTTTCGATCGGTTTGCAGCCATTTATGAAGCAGGAAATCATCAGCGTGTTGAATTCGTTGATTGCATTGATATGTGGCATTATAGGTAGCATAGAGTTGTATTTGCAATTGAACCGACAGATGGAACAGACGTTATCATCGTCCAAGGACTTTTATGAGTTGGCAACGGATATATTTAAGTGGTTGGCACTGAAACCCGAGCATAGACCCATTGATGCAAAGACATTTATAGACGATAGTTACAATCGGTATATTAAGCTTACGCAGTCAAGTATAATACTGAAAAAGAAAATGGACGACCAACTAACGAGCTACAAGTTAATAGAGTTGGAACATTTAGAGCTGGCACCGCTGGGCGAGTCGTCACCGTCATCATCATCTATTGAGGATTCGGTATAATAATTTCTGTTACTAATATAACAGGAAAATGAAAATAGAAGAGATAGATAGGAGTGATTTAGTAATCAAACCAAGCAAACAATCCATAGACAACATATTAGACGTTCCGCCACCATTTCCAAACAAGTGTAGCGTTATATTCGTGTCGGGCGGTATGGGCACAGGTAAGAGCACGTTCATTGCAAACCTATTCAAAGCCACGGGCAAGAACCGTATCTACCGAAAAGTATTTGACACAGTGATGTATGCTACGCCCAAAGAAGTATTTGAAAGTGAGGAAGACCACGCATTCAAGAACCATTCAAAGGTATATCACGATTTAACGCAGGACACGTTTGACACGATAACAGAGTTGGCGATAAAGACGAAGAACGACGAAGGTAATAGCTGTTTAGTTATCGACGATTTTAGTGAGCAATTAAAGAACAAGCAGACGGAGTTAAATCTACGTAGGTTAATCAATAAGCACCGTCATATGAAACTTAACATTGTAATCAGTGCATTAAACCAGAAGGCACTCGCAAAGTCGTTACGATCATTAATAGATGTAGTAATACTGTTCAAGCCAAAAAGTCAAGTAGAGATGGAAGGATTTAGTCAAGAAGTGTTCGGTTTAACGAAAGATGAAACAAAGGCATTATTTAGTTTTGTATTTGATGCACCGTATAACTTTTTAATGTATAATGCACGAAGTCATACGTTCTATAAGAATTTCAACCAGTTAATATTGCATACTGACGAATAATTAATTTCGCCGTAGATATATATATATGGCGTTAAAAGACAAGAAGAAGAAGAAGAAGCCCAGACCCAGACGACTCGGTTCCAAGCCGTTCGTGCCCGTATTCAAGACTGGTATGAACCGTGACATTCCATTGGGTGGTGCAGGAGGTAGCCAGAACCTAATCGCTAATTTACTCGCATCACGTCAAGCCCAACCATCAGCGCAAGTTATTCAAACGCCCGACCAGTTTAAACTCGCACAGGATATTAGAGACATCAAGACTGAACAGGCCGCACAAGCAGAAGAACAGCAGGCGGAAAAAAGACGTAATGCTAACTATGGACTTACCCGAGAAGAAAACAGGTTACGTTTAGATTTATTAGCGGCGGAAAAGGAAGCAGCAACAAGAAAAAAGCAGGAACAAATGAGAGCGGCAAACGAAGCGAAGAGTCAAAAGCAAGGAGGAGGAAAACCAGCAGGAAAAAAGCAGCCAACGTCATTTCCAGAAGCAGGTAGAACAATTAATGAGTCAGCAGGAGGTAACGTTGGTGGACAGGATAGTGGAACTACGCCACCGTAAATAATTAACAAAGCATTTAGAGATAAAACGGCTATATAATTATCTAATATAACTATATAGGAATGGATACCAAGTTTATGACTAACCTAATGGAGACTCTAACCAGTGAGAAGCTATCGCAGAAAACGATCGAGATGTACTTAATCAAGTTACGTATATTGAATGACAACAAGCCGTTTGATAGTTTAGCATTTCTCAAACAAAAGCCCACAATCAAGGCGAAGCTGGAAGAAATCAAAAACGACAATACCCGCAAGAGTTACGTAGCAAGTATCGTGGCAATTTTGAATAGACAGAAAGGCAAGGCGTACGAGGCACTCAACAATTATTATCGTGTTCTGTTTGCAAAGGAACGTAGCATTTTTGCAGAGAAGCCTACCGATGTCAAGACCGAAACGCAGAAGGAGAACTGGTTATCGTGGGACGAAGTAAAAGCCGTGTTTGATAAACTCAAAGACAAAGCCGAAGATGCAGCCAAGAAGCCACGGTTGTCAAACGCCGACCGTAAGGTTATTGAGAATTATATGATACTCGCATTGTATGTGTTGCAGCCGCCACGTCGTAACGACTGGTATTACACAGTCATTGGTAAAGGTGACAACGACAAGAAGAACTACGTAGATATACAGGACGGCAAGTATTATTTCAACAATTTCAAGACTGCCAAGTCAGGTAAGGAGGTTATCGATGTGCCCGATGAAATAATGCCAGTGCTAAAATGGTATATCAAACATATGAACCTGAACGATGGTGACTACCTACTATTTCCAGACGATGATGTGAGAACCAACAGTAACCGTATGACAAAGTCGTTGAACAGCATACTCGGTAAGAAGGTGGGTGCATCTATGTTACGTCACATATATTTATCTAACAAGTATGGTAAGGTGTTGAACGAACAAGAAGCAGATGCAAATTTTATGGCACACAGCGTAGGAACTGCCAAGACATACATTAAAGATGATTAGGATAATATGAAATTGATATATACCATTAGGATAAATGGCATATATAACTGGAAAAAGCATTTGAAAAACTATAAATATCATTGTATTATATGATTTAGACCTTAAAATTTAAATTTTGTTCTGTGGAGGAGCATATTTGAATGAAATCTCTCATTTTTCATAAGCTTTTTCCAGTTATCTATTCGTTTTATCTTATCGGGTTACCATTATTCTCTACTTTCATCAACCATATCTGCCATTGTAAGTCTGTTATCTCACGTTGTCGCTGCTTAATCCGTGCCATAATTTTCAGGCACCCACGATGTGCAGTGCTGAATATAACTTCGTTCATTCCATCAACCATAACATAACGGCGTGTGTGTTTGAACAGTCCGTTGCATATTGTGCAGCGACCTTCGTCGCCGTTATCGATAATTATGTTCTCGTCGTTTCGTTTTGGTATGCACATCTATACATTATGTTACGATAATAATTACCACAATAAATAATACGATAGGTAGGCGGGTGTATATTTTGCAGCATCAGCCCACTTCGCATTACGTTGTCTAAACTTCTTACGGCGTTCTTCATCTTTTGTTTTGGTAAA